ACTTGAGATTATTAGAAAGTCTATGGGTTTCCGATACAAGGCTCATGTTCAGTTTGATAGAACTTCCTTGTCAGACGAGGCTGCTGAGAAGAATCTTCTTATTCAACTTGCTGATAGAGATATTATCAGTCACGAAACTTTATTAGAGAGATTCAAAGAAATTCCACAGGTTGAGAATATTAGGCTAAAAAGAGAGCTTAACAAGAGAGATACTGTTGGTCCAGAAAAAGCTGGTCCGTTTCATGCTCCTTCTGCTCCAGATGTCAAAGAAGAACCAGAGCAAGAATCAGATCAAGAACTTGGTCCACCTCCTAATACAAAAGATACCCCAACGGTTTTGCAGGAGGGCAGACCCTTATTCAAGCAAGATGAAAAGCCTAGAAAGAAGAGAGTGGAAAAACCGAAGTCAAAGCCCGGACTTGCCACCATCGTGGTTAATGCTGAAAAAACTTGGTCTCATATATCAGACACCATTACAAATTGTTATTTAAGTTCTGCTGGTAAGAAAAATCTCAGACAACTTACTAAGGCTGAGTTCAAGAGCTTAGAGCAGCTAAAACTAGACGTTTTTAGCAATATAGGTGTAAGTGATAGTATTACAGATAATATAATCTACCAATTATTATCTAACAAAACAAGAGCTTCTTCAGAATTCATGAATAAGATTGTAGAGTATAACATCAATCTCAATGAAATGAATATTGAAGAATACAGAAAACATATAGTTGGAATATACATTGAGCTTAAATCATAGGTTTCATTTTTTGTATTTTTTTGTGTATAATTCTGAAGAGAGGTGCAAATGAAAATTTATTCTAAAGAAATTCAAGACGGCGTAGCTGAACTTGTACGGTCCAGTGCAAGCTTGGCTTATTGTATGCCTGCATCTCTGTCCGTCAATAATCATTCAGACGCAGTTAGCTTTGCGGAAAAAGTCAAAGCAGAAAGCGCTAATCCAAAACAAATTGATTTGTATTATATCAAGTCAATCCTTGTCTCTACTGGCTGGAACAAAAACGATGATGTCTTTGATCCAGAAGCTACGTGGTCTGCACGAACAACTCCAGAAGACAAGCAGTTTAATCTTATGCACGATGAAAATAATATCATTGGGCATATTACTGGTAGTTACGTTGTTGATCGCAACGGCGCGGCTATCGCAGACGATACTCAGCCAGATGATTTTGATATTATCACTGAGGCTGTGTTGTATAACAGTTGGACAAAACCTGAGAATCGGGAAAGAATGAATCAGATCATTGCCGAAATTGAAGAAGGCAAATGGTTTGTTTCAATGGAGTGTTTGTTCGCTGGTTTTGATTACGCACTGTTAGATGATAACGGTGGTTCTAAGTTATTAGAGAGGAATGAAAGTTCCGCTTTTTTAACCAAACACCTAAGAGCTTATGGTGGTAATGGAGAATACGAAGGCTATCAAATTGGTAGATGTTTAAGACAGATTTCTTTTTCTGGTAAAGGTCTTGTATCTAAACCAGCAAATCCCAGAAGTGTTATCTTAGATGCTAGCAGGGCTTTCTCTCTAAATTCTAATTCAACAATTTTAACTAGTTTCCCTGAAGGAGATAATGACATGTCAGATACTAATCTCTTAGAGAAGCAGCTTGCTGAAATGAAAAGTGAGTTAGCATCTGCTAAAGAAGAAAACGCAACTTTGCGTGAACATATTTCAACCGCTTCTGAAAAAGAAGCTGCTGAAGCTGCTGCTAAATTAGAAGAAACTGTTGCAGAAAAAGATGAAGCCATCAAGGCTTTAGAAGTTTCTGTAGCTGAAAAAGAAGCTGCATATATTGAGCTTCAAGATTCTTTAGAAGCCAAAGATAAGGACTTCCAAGAAAAGATGGAAGAACTTAAGAAGATGAAAAAGAAAGATGCAACGATGAAGCGAAAAGCTTCACTTCTTGATCTTGGTTTTGGAGAAGAGGAAGCTGAAGAGTCTCTTGCTTCTTACGAAACTCTTGATGATGCTACTTTTGAAATCATTCTTGCTGCTATGAAAAAGAAGGAAGCAATGATGAAGAAGAAAGCTACTGTCAAGAAAGATGAAGAAGAAGAAGAAGCTGGAGTTCCTAAGAAATCAATGAGTGAAGAAGTAGAAGCTGAAGCCGAAGAAGCTGAAGCTGAAGTAGCTGCTGAAGAAGCTCTTGAAGAAGTAGAAACAACTGAAGCTACTCTTGTAGACGCTTCTGACGAATCCGACGAACTAGAAGCTACCAGAGCGAGTGTCGCAGAGTGGCTTGAAAACAACGTACTTAGCAAGTAATTAAAGGAGATATTAATTATGGCTCTTAAATCAGATAGATATGAACTCCAGACGGACATTAGTTTCTTCTACAACGAAGGCACTGCGACTCGCGGTTGCGTAGTTGTACATGATACAGCCGGTTCTGGAGCTGCTATGGATCAAGGTGTTAACCTTGTGAAGAAGCACACATCAGGTGTTCCTGTTGGCGTACTCTTAAACGATGTCGTTAACAAGGACTTAACTCGTACTCACCTCAATCAGCATAAAGACGAAGTACAAAAGGGTGGCAAGGTCACTATTCTTCGTAAGGGTTATGTTGTAACTAATGCTATCACTGGCACTCCAAGTGCTGGAGATTCAGCATACGCTAGTGAAGTAGTTGCCGGAAACGTCGCTACTTCGGGTACATATACCGTTGGTCGTTTTGTTTCGACAAAAGACGAAGACGGTTACGCCAAGGTGGAAGTAAACCTTCCCTAACCAAACAACATAACAAAGGAGAACAATAATTATGCCTACTAATGAAAGACCTAGTGATGAATTCATCGGTCTCCTCCGAAAATCGGGGGATAGCGATATCCAAGTAGCCCAAGCTGCACAGCGTGAATTCGCTAAAGCTCTTGAGTTACCACTTCGTAAGGGTGTGCTTGTCGGCAACATCCTTGGTACTATTTTCGAGACTATTAATGTCGAAGCCGGTTCTACGACTGAATTTCCTCTTGATCTTATCAGCCCCGGACTTGAAGGTGAGCATGTAGCTTATACTAATCCCGGTCATGGTAGAATACCAGAGCGTTCGGTTGAAGGCGATTACGTCATGATTCCAACGTATAGCATTGCATCATCTGTAGATTACCTTCTACGATATGCTCGTGAAGCACGTTGGGACATCGTTGGTCGCGCCATGCAAGTCATGGAAGCTGGCTTCGTAAAGAAGATGAATGATGATGGATGGCACACGCTGCTCGCAGCTGGTGTTGATCGTAACATCCTCGTTTATGATGGCGATGCTACGGCTGGCCTTTTCAGTAAGAGACTCGTTTCTCTTATGCAGACGGTCATGCGCCGTAACTCTGGTGGCAATAGTGCTTCAGTTGGTCGTGGAAGATTGACTGATCTTTATGTATCCCCTGAAGCTCTTGAGGACGTTCGTAACTGGGGACTTGATCAAGTTGATGAAGTTACTCGTCGTGAGATCTACACAGCTTCTGAAGGTGGCGCACCTATCACTCGCATCTTCGGTGTAAATCTTCATGATCTTGATGAACTTGGTGAAGGTCAGGAATATCAATCCTTCTTTACCAGCGAGCTTTCCGGGGCCGTCCAGACCAGCGACACTGAGCTAGTCGTAGGTCTTGATCAGTCCACCAACGATAGCTTCGTAATGCCCGTGAAGGAGCAGTTGTCAGTCTTTGAAGACCCAACTCTCCATAGACAGCAAAGAGCTGGCTATTACGGCTTTGCAGAGCTTGGCTTTGGCGTTTTAGACAATCGTAGAGTGATCCTTGGCTCATTCTAATATTTTGTTCTAAGCCACAATTTAAGCCACCCTTGGG